TCTCCCCTTCACTGAAGGAGGAATAAGAAAAATTGTCATGGATGGGAGACTGGACAGTTTCGTTGAACTCCTCATCCAATGTAAAGTTAATATAAAAGTCCATCATCTGAAGATACCTATTCACCTGCTGATTGATCAGAGGCAAATACTTCTTTATGATTTTGGACTTAACTCCACCATCCTTAAGTAACTCATAATTAAAATTATGATATTGAATGGTTTCTTTTTGAGAGGCTAATGCCTCATATGTCTCTGCTAACTTAATCTGAAAATCTTCTAGTTTCTCATGCTCAGTATTTCTATTTGCAAGTCGTTCGGTAAGTGTTTGAATCTCCGATTCCAAATCTCTGATTTGTCGTTGACACCCAGAGATACGAGTATTGTTTTTAGAAATGCCATGCGTTAGGTTAGTAATCTCCTTAGATAAAGTTGTAAAGTGATGCTCTCGCTCTTCTTCCTTTTTAATTGCCTCTTCTAGTTCTTTATAACCAGATTGCAACTCCTTAGCTTTAGTTTGAGCATCGTTAATTTTATTTATTCTAAAGTCTTCGTCTATGGTTTGTGTGCATGTAGGACAAACCGTATTTTTTGTAAAGAACTTATGCTCTTTGGTAATCGTTGTTACTCTACTGGATATCTTTCCTTTAAGGTTTCCTAACTCACGTAATTTTTCTGTAGCACCTGTTACTTTCTCTTGTTTTTTTGTTAGGTCATGGACATCATTTTCAAAAGCCTCATTTTCAGAAAGATAACCATCAGACTCTGCAAAAAGATTAGTAATTTTTTCTTGATTCTCTTCTATTCTTCCTTTACTTTGCGATTCTAATTCTTTAATCCAATTAGTTTGCATCTCAACTTTATCGCTTAATGACTCCTTTTTAAGATCTAATGTTCTAATCTCATCTCTCACTAATTTAATTTTATCTTTAATTAAATTATTCATTGAAGAAAAGATTTTAATATCCAATAGATCCTCAATCACTTCCCTTCTATGAGTGGCTGTCAACTGCATGAAAGGAACGAAGTTGGTAGATCCTAAAATTACAATCTGTGTAAAAGACTTATAATTCATCTTAAGAACATTTTGTTCCAACCATTTTTGCTGGTCATTAGCATTAGCAAATTGATCTAGACAATTACCATCTTTCCAAATTTCAAATATATTAGGTTTTATAGCTCTAATCACCTTCCAATCAATATCACCAATAGAAAACTCTACTTCTACTCTGGAATCTTTTTCATTGGCAGCGTTAATAAGTTGTGCTTTATTAATCTTACGAAATGGTTTACCAAATAAACTGAAGGTAAGGGCATCCAAAACTGTGCTCTTACCAGCACCATTAGTTCCAACAATTAGTGTGGTTGAATAATTATTTAATTCTATTTCACTATAGTGATTGCCAGTACTTAAAAAGTTTTTCCAGCGTATTTTTTCAAACGTAATCATGTTTTTGAGGAGGAACTATAATATCATTTTTTGTTATGACTGCATATTCATAACCGTTAAGTGTGCATGATTTGATCATTAAGTCTTCTTCGACCTCTACGATATTCATGGGAGGAAATCCTACGTCCTCTAACATCATAGCATATCTAAGAGCATCATCTTCTTCTTCAAAAAGATAAAGAATTTGAGCACCAACATCATCCTCTACAGCATAGGCTCCCTCCTTTTCTTTTCCTTCAACAGTTAGAATAAACATTAGACCAACTCACAGGCTTCTTGATAAGCATCTTGTATCATCTTTTGAATACGTGATTTATCTAAATCAACCTGTGCTTCTTCCACATACCTATTAAGGATGGATAAAGTATTTTCTGATTCAAATGCTTCAAAATTTTCTACATCATGAAGAATAAAATTCTCCACTACCTTCAATTCAGCCACGTTAGCATTATACAACTTATCAATAAATTTTTCAAATTTTACTTGATTACTCTTTTTCCTTACAACTACTTTTACTATTTTATTTTCCAATTCTCTTGCATCAAATAGTTGATGATCATGGTCATTATAATAAATCACATGGTGAAGTCTATATGGGTTATTGACTGGTGTATGTTCTAGAGTTTCTGTATCAAACAAATGAAATCCTCTATTCTCATCATTCACATCATTCCAGAACATCTCATAAGGATTACCAAGATAGTAAATATTATCTTGATTAGATCTGCAATGATAATGTCCAGAGAATGTCTTTTTAAATTTCTTAAATATATCCCACTCCATGCCATGTTCCATCATATGACCTGGTGTGGCTCTGAATCCATTTAATTCAAGATGTCCCATACACACAGGAGATTGTGACTTTTTAATCATTGCCACGCTCTTTTCTTCATTCTCTTTATTAATCCAAGGTACAAGAAGAATACTTAAACCACCTACTTCTATAGGAGTTGTTTCTTCATAGATTGGAATATTATCATACTCTCTCAATAAAAGATCTATTGCGTTTACATCATTCGTATTCTTATAATATATGTCATGATTGCCCACAACCGTATGAACAGTAATGCCCATATCCTTTAGTCTATCAAAATAATTATCTTTAGCCCATGTCAATGCAGCAAAATCAATTCCCTTCCTACTATCAAAGGTATCACCCATATTAATAACAGTGGTAATACCTTCTTTCTCAAGAGTAGGAAAGAAAATATTATTATAAAACTTTAGGAAATAATCATGAAAAAGTTTTGAATTTTTACGACACCCAAAGTGCTGGTCAGTTATTATAGCAACTTTCATCAGTTACGTAGCTTAGCATGTACAGCATCCTTAATGGAATTATACTCAGAAAAATTGTCTCCGTCAATCTTGTTACTATCATCAAATACTTCATTATATCCAGACTTTTCAATAATCTTATTTTTAATTTCTAACTGACGTTTCTCTCTTTGGATTCTGCGTAAAAATGCATAGTGTATAATCTGTGTAAAATATGCAAAAGGATTCTTAGATTTCTCAGGATTAAAGTTATGTATATACTGCACACAATTTTCGATTCCATCAGAGATCATGTCCTCCTTGAACATGTAATTAACAAAGTTAGGCTTAAATGATAAATGATTTGCTATCTTTAAGAAACACTCACCTATGTACCTTGGTATAACTGGTTTAGGTTTGTCTTGCAGTCGTGCTATTTCTATATCCTCTTGATATTTAATCAATGCAGCAAGGAATTCCTTATTATTGACATAGTGTTCGGACCTTTTTCTTTTAGCCATACCTGGTTTCATTATCATGAGTCTTTATCACTATTATGTAGATATTATAACACTTTCAGTGCATCATGGCAAGGTGACAAGGTGACAAACTTGACAAATTTCAAAAACCAAGTAGAATAACTCTGTGGAGGTTCAGAAAAATAATAGCTTATTTACTTTTATATAATTTCTCTAGAATATCTTTAGCGTCATTAATATTAGAAATATAGCCTAATTTTCTATCTAATTTATATTTACTACTACCGTCTCCAGTATTTTTTCTCATGTATTGTTGATGCATGGTCATCATTTCAACGTCATTTGATTCTGACATCGTAAGAACATCTTTAATATTAATTAAAAACATATCTTCTGTAGTGGTCTTTAACCAAGGTTCTAATTTGTAACCTACTATACCCACTCTTCCTTTTACCTCACTTACAATAACAGGATTAGAAACCAATAAAAGAGTTTCATCCTCTTCTTCAGTAGAAGCTATTTTGCAAAAAATCTCTTCTCCTGATTTAAATTTTACTGTTGCATAAAAATCTTCTTCTATCATTTTTTTAGTTGGATAGTTATTATTTCATAGTTGAAATTTTCTTCATTGTAGATTTTGATTCTCTCAATAAGATGATTAAGGGTATAATTTCTCTTTGACTTATAGGTGCAGTCATCAGAGATATCGTACAGGGTTGCTTTTACTTTATCTTTACCTTTTCTGAGAACCCTTCCAATGGACTGGAGATTTCGGATTCTAGATTTTGAGGGACTGGCGAAGATGATGTTGTGCAGCCGCTTAATATTAATCCCAGTACTAAAAGTACCATAACTCGCAATGATGATCGCATTTGATTCCTCCTCTGTAATTTCTCTTACTAATTCTCTTTCACTAGTGTCCACACCACCATGAATGAAGAATACTTTTCTTTCACCTTTCTTATTATTATTTATTAAATCGTAAAGCACCTGTCCGTGTGCTTCAACTCTGGAGAATAAAACCAGTGTATTACCTTTCAAATCTAATGAAAGATTTTTTATAAAGTTATTTCTTTGTTCATGAGTAATTAGATATTCTATTTCATCCTGATAGGTTTCAAATTTTTTCTCTGCATGTTTAAGAACAATACATTGTATATCTAATTGAGAGAGATGTCCTTGTCTCATTAGTTCATCTGTTTTAGTAACCTTATATGATGGTCCAAACAATCCTTCTAATACCCATTTATGAGTCTGTGTGCCGTCAAGTGTGCCAGTGAATCCAAACCTATACTTAGCATGATGTAATTTTGTCATTATAGATATTAAAGACTTCGACTTGAATAGGTGTGCTTCATCACCAATGACTACATTATAATCTTCAAAGAATGACCGTTCTAGTTTATAGACAGATTGCCATGTAGTGATCGTTACGGGAAACTCATTTGTTTTTTCTTTACCCGCATATATCTTGTGACAATATGAATCAGCATCCCAACCATAATCAACAAAGTCCTTATACATCTGTTCTACGAGAGATGTCGTTGGAACAACTAAAAGGATTTTTTGCCCTTTCTCAACGTAATATCTTACAAGAGAATAAATCATCAACGATTTGCCTGAAGCAGTGGGTGATATCAATAGCTTTCTATTATGTCTTAAGGCATCGTATACTCCCTCTACTTGATATTTTCTTGGTGGATGACTGCAAATAGATTTCATATAATCTTTTACACCACCATATGATATTCCCTCATTTATCTCAAAGGGAGCACCATAATAATCATTATCTTCAAACTTATATGTGTAATCGTGTCTATCACAAAAAGCAATAATCTTATCTAATAATCCTACGTATATCTTCTTTGACCTCAAATCAAATAAGTGGATCTCTCCATTCCAATTCCTATTACGATATTGAGGCATGAACTTTGCACCCTCTACCTCAAAGGTAAAGTAGTCTCTCAACTCATATTCAATATGAGGTTCTGAATTAATTTTTAAAAATACTTCGTTAGCCTTAGATATTATAACATTGGCTGTCGTGTCAATCACTTAACCCATGCATCTATGGGTATTTATTAAGTATTGTCAAGTACTTAAATTCCAATCTAATGACATAGTATACCTTTCAAATTTTTGATTAAAAACTGGAGGTCTATGAACTAGATGTCCAGGAAATAATACCATACTATTTTCAGGAACTTCTACAAATCCCTCCTCTTCAAATTCAGTTCCATTAGGAAAAGAGGGATGTGAATTCATATAGTATACTCCTACATAATCATAAGGATGATTATGCATAATCGATTGTTCCTCTTTACCTTCAATCATAAGAAACCAAGAACGTCCTAATAATAATTTTTCCTTTAGATATTTACAAGCTAAAGAATGAAATATTTGATGTACTAATTGAAACTGAGGATAATCTTTAATATCATTATCAGATTGGTATGAAGGATAATCCTCTCCTAAGTTGCGAAGAAAAGGTTTACAATCAATCAATAATTTTTCTCGAAGATCGTTACTAAGACAATCAGTAATTATAACTTTTTTATCCACGTGTTTATACATGAGGTCTCAACCACAAATTACCTGAAACAGATACACGAGTTTCGTCAGTATTGTAAAATGGATATACAGTATGTTTAAACATCGCAGGGAAAAACAACATTACTCCCTCAACATCTTTTCCTAATCTATATCCGTGATGAGTGGTTCTGCCAAAGATATCATAATATTGAAATTCAAACATTCCTGCTTTTCTATCCTGTTCTTTAACACCTTGTAGAAAAGGAAGATTATTTTGTTCTGCATGTTCATATGGAATTCTTAACCATACAACAAATGAATAAACTCCTCCATGATCATGATATGGATTAAACTCATGTTTCTTTTGGAAGTTAACCCAAAAACTATCTAACCCTAATCTGTAATTTGTTAATTCTCTCTGATACTGTCTCATGGGATGTTGACCCCCAGCTTTATCATGATATTGTTTGGCAAGAGGATCTAATACGTTCAAGAAAAAATAATCATTTTCATCTTCAAGAACATAACTACTGCTGATATTTCCTATTAAATGTTCTTTATGAGATTCACCTTTCTTTTTATTAATTATTCTCCACAAATAATCAATATGCTGTTGAGGTAATCGAGATACAAACCACCCATAATTGTGGGGATTTGCCACTTGAAATGATAGTGGTACTTGTTCGATAGCTTGTGGTGTCATTATCCTAATCCTGAATTAAATCTCATAAATTCAATAGCATTTTTAATTTGATACGTTCTGTTTTGTATTACTTTAAGAATGCTTTCTAAGTATACTAACATTGTATCATAATAATCAATTTTTAGGGAACTATTGGATAATCTCTCATCCGCATCCAAATATTTTTGCATAGTATCTTTATCCCTTATTTTTTTAGGAAAGGGGTTCTCTATATAGACATCGGGATCTGCTTTTCCTGAAAAGTATTCATACCTCTCATGTCTTATATTTTTTCTTTGTTGCTCTGCTTTCTTCCTTAATAAGAAAATAGTATTATAAAGTTCAAAGTATTTTGCATGAAGAGAGGGGACGTTCAATGATTCTTCGTGTAGATTATCTCTATCTATTTTTGCATCTTTTTCCCACATCTCTTGAAGTGTTTCAAGAGTTACGCTCATAAGGGGTTACCAGATAAATCAGTAATATTAAATATAGTATACTTGAAAGTAACGTCTGCTGTAAAGTAGTTTATATCCTCAGCTGTTGCATCAAAATTTAATGTAGATAATGATGTAGGAAACATATTCTCAAACATAATTTTAAAATTAGGAGTTTCTGAACTGGTCAGAATTTGAAGAGTTCCATCGGAGTAAAGATTTAATTGTGTTTTATCAGGCTGTTCTAGGTCTGCATTTGCATTTTGAAAATCTTGTATTTCTTTTAGTGATTCTACATATCCCAAAGCTCTTATCCAACGTGATATTTCATTATAATTTTCTAGATTTTCATCAACAAGAAAACGTAAATTAAAATCCTCAAAAGTAACTTCATTACCTGGATATGGAATATCTCTACCAAGATATGTGGCTTGCTCGGCAGTTGCTAAAGTTAATCCTGGTATATTTGCTTCATTACCTAAGAACGAAACTTTACGTGCTCGGTTTAAAATAAACTTAAACCCAGTAGGTGATAAAAAATTTCTATTTTTTATCTGATTATCGTATATACTGGCCATTCAATCTTTTTTAAGTATTTAGACAAAAAAAGAGAGAGGTTAAACCTCTCTCGTATTATGCTCACCGATTATTCCCCTCCTTTCTATCTCAGGAATGTATTCTATAGTCATCGTCTTCCTCCTCTGACGAGATTGTTTAGCCATTTCTGATTTACTATGTTCTACCGATTTTTTAATTTCTTTGTAGGTACCTGGGTTACCAGACCATTCTCCATTCTCCATTTTAATGAGATAGGTATCTGCTAATTTTAGCAGGGGGAGAAGCCTTGCATTGTTAAGTAAAGTTTTTTGAACTTTAGACATGATTAGATTACTATTTTTTTTATTTGAACAACCTTGGCTTAATATGCGTTGAGTGATTAAGTAGGGTGATGAAAGAGCAAATATGAAACAGTGATTTGATTTCGTTCCCACTACACTAGCATGAGATTTTTAACCTGTCAACTGCCCATAAAAAAAGAGACCCCCGAAGGAGTCTCTTTGTCTATTTTGTATGGACAAATATATTTATTCGCCTTACATAAGGTTCTTAACAGCAACACGTCTGTAGTAGCGGTTAGAGTTAAGGTTAAGAGCACCAAGACCCTGATAGGTTCCTTCTGCAAATGGGTTTGCGACAATGCCGTAGCGAGTCTTAAATCCGATTTTTGGTTGGAAACTGTTCTCTCCCACTGCACGAACCATCTGTAGAGGAACGTATGGGCAGTAGAATATACCAGCGTCATAAGGTGAAGTACCCTTATAACCAACAACATAGTACTGATTACCAGGTGTTGTGTTACCAGACTGACTAGCACCACCGATGTTTGCAGCATATGGGTCAATATAGACTCTATACTTACCTTGAAGAACACCAGCAAATGTGTTACCTGTAGGATCAACCTGTAGGTTAGCATTGAGTGCAGGA